CTTCTCGCGTGACGGCGGGTGCGTCGCGGTGAAAACCTATGTTTTCTCGCCCTCTGAGGTTGGCGGCGGCCATCTAATCGACGGTTTCGGCCGCCCGCGCTACGGAGCTGACACGTGCTCGGCCGAAGAGCTGATTGCGACAGCACTTGGAGAGGTGGGGTACGTCGAAAAGGCGAGCGCCGCTCAGCTGGAGAGCAAGACCGGCAACCCCGGCGACGAGAATTTTACGAAATACGGGGCGTGGTACGGCATGAACGGCGTTTACTGGTGTGCGGAGTTTACGTCGTGGTGCGCCTACACCGCTTGCGCGAAGCACAGAGAAAACGCACACACGGGCTGGCTGCAGAAAGGCAGCAGCTGGCAGTATATCGACGAGAACGGCACGATCGTTGCTGGAAAGTGGAAGTATATCGGAGGCCGGTGGTACGTCTTTGACAACGCTGGATTTCTCATCCGTGATACCTGGTTTCAGGATGCAGCAGGCTGGTACTACCTCGCCGGAGATGGCGGAATGCTTTCCGGACAGTGGCTTGAGTACCAGGGCGCGCAGTACTACCTCACGAAGACCGGTCTCATGGCGAAAGAGGCATACGTGCGCGGCACGCAGCCTTCCGTCGGCGGAGCGCCGTATTACTACTACGTAGGCGCAGACGGCCATTGGGACGCGACAAAAGACACAGAGAATCCGGACACCGGAGCGGACATCGCAGTATGACCGCTCTTTTTTATTGCATGAAAGGAGGCGGTGCCCCTGACGCGATTATCTTTGCAGGAGCTTGTGGGCACAGGCTACGCGGATTTTTGGAAGACAAAAAAGCGTTACCGTGTATGCAAAGGGTCCCGTGGATCCAAGAAAAGCAAGACGGCGGCGCTTAATCTAATTTTCCGGCTTTTCCAGTATCCGGAAAGCAACGCTCTTTGCGTGCGCCGGTACTCAAATACGTTGCGCGATTCGGTCTTCTCTGACCTCAAGTGGGCGATTCACCGCCTCGGAGTAGATGCGTATTTCGACTGCACGGTATCACCGATGCAGATTACACGCCGCTCCACGGGGCAGAAAATCCTTTTTCGCGGACTGGACGACGGCCTGAAAATCACATCGATTTCGGTCGACTACGGCACGCTTTGTTTTGTGTGGATTAACACTATCGGTTCACACGTTAATAAACTTCTCTAATTGCTGGAACACCCTAACGTAAAGGCGAGGGCAATCAGCAGCGAAGCTATTTGACAATCAGATATTCAGAAGGAAGGCGCGAAATGCAGGAGGTTTGGAGAGATATCGAGGGCTATGGCGGCTTTTACCAGATTAGTAACCTCGGGCGTGTAAAGAGCCGAGGTAAGCAGTGCGCAGTTTCTGAAAAGAGGGATATCATCCGCGCCACAAGCCTGACTCATGACGGCTACGTAAAAGTGAGACTTCTCCACCGAGGAATGGACAAGACTGCGCGAGTTCACCGCTTGGTGGCCGAGGCTTTCCTGCCGAACCCGGAGAACAAGCCCACGGTTAATCACATCGATGGGAACAAGCAAAACAATGCCGCCAATAATCTGGAGTGGGCTGACCGTACCGAACAAATGGCCCACGCATATGCCTTGGGCTTAAAGGCCCCTCTGTGCGGGAGCGCTCAGCCAAACGCCAAGCTTACGGATGAACAGGTTAGGGACATTCGTGACCTTTATGTACCGTACGACAAATGCCGCGGAACCGTGGCGCTATCCAAAAAGTACGGCGTCTCGAACCGCGTTATCGGCCTTATAGTGCGCGGGATGTCATATCAAAATGTCAAATAGAACGTTCAACGACTATCGAAAGCGCTTTGCGCAAGTAGAGTAAGGCGCAAGCGCGCCTGAAACGGGAAGCACGCCTTTGGCGTGAAGATATAGTCTGACCTGCATGGAAACATGCAGAGGATAGGCGGGAGCGGCCTATCCGCAACACCAAGCGAAGAGGCCTATGAGCTTGCGAACGAAGATGACTTCAACAAACTCGACATGTCCATTAGAGGCGAGGTGCCGGAGGGCTATTTTAAGCAAATCACGCTGACCTTTAACCCGTGGTCAGCTACGAGCTGGCTTAAAAAGCGATTCTTTGACGCGCCGGACGATGAGGTTTTCACGAAAACCACGACCTGGAAATGCAACGAATGGCTGGATGAGGCCGACCGCACAATATTCCGGAAAATGAAGGAACAGAATCCGCGGCGCTACCGCATCGAGGGTGACGGCGATTGGGGCATCGCGGAAGGCCTGATTTACACGAATGTCGTGTACGAGGATTTCGACGTTGACGCGCTGCGGGCAAAGCCCGGCATGAAATCAGCGTTCAATCTCGACTTCGGTTTTACGGACCCGAACGCTTTTGTCTGTGAGCTGGTCGATGACGCGGAGAAGAAAATCTATGTTTTCGATGAGTGGTACCGCTCCGGAGCGACGAATCAAGAAATCGCAAAGGCAATTATCGAAAAGGGCTATGGCGGGCAGCGCATTGTCTGCGACAGCGCGGAGCCGAAATCCATAGCGGAGCTTAGGCAGCTTGGCCTCAAGGCCGAGCCGTCGCTTAAAGGCCGCGACAGCGTGAATCACGGTATTCAATTCATTCAGAATTTTCAGATTGTCGTGCATCCGCGTTGCATCGAATTCAAGAAAGAAATTGAGAATTACTGCTGGGCAAAAGGCCGCGACGGGCAGCCGATAGATAAGCCCGACCACGAGTTTTCACACGGTATGGACTCCATGCGGTACGGCATCGGCGTGCTGTATGGCGGCGCAAGGGCGGAGCCCGGAAAGGCAAGGTTATGAGGAGAACCGACGATTATCCCGATTACAGCGAGTACATCGACTATATCGACGAAAACGGATTTACGGATGACATCGTAAACCGCATTATCAATGCGCATCAGCTGAACCGCTGTCGCACGAAGGATTTATACGAGCGGTATAAATGCTACGAGGACAAGGTTCCTATCTTTTCGCGCATCCCGCGCTTCTCGGATGGGCTGGAGGACGGCAGCGGAAATGCGGTCCCGCAGCTGAATAATAAAGTCAGCAACGACTTTTTCGGCGAAATCAATGACGTGATGGTCGGTTATTTTGCCGGAAAAGCCGCGTCCTACAGCTATGCAGAGGATGAGAACGCGGAGAGCGCGACCGGCGGAGAGGCTGCCGTTGAGACAGCGAAAAAGGCCCTCTCGGAATTCGTCACGCGGAATAATATGTACGATGTAAACCTTGAAGTTACAAAGTTCGCTTCCGTGTGCGGCTATGCCGGAAGACTTTTCTACATCGACCGGCACGGCGATGAGCGCGTGATGGTCGTGCCGCCGTATGAGACTATCGTGCTGGCACGGGACAAAATTCAAGAGCCTGACTACGCCGTCCGGTACTACGCAACCACAGGCATCTCCGGCGCAGAGGTGTGGCACGCGGACGCCTATGACGGGCACAGCGTGCACCACTTTGAGGGCGCTCTCGGTAATTTCATTCGTTCCGGAGAGGAAGAGCACCTTTTCGATTTCTGCCCGCTCCAGGCAATCCCGCTGAATGGCGAGATGCTTAGCAGCGCAGAGCGCGTCATGGCGCTCATCGATGAGTACGACAAGACCGTCTCGGACAACGCGAATGACGCGGAGGGCAACACTCACGCGCTGCAGGTCCTTGACGGCATCGGCGAGCTTTCCCAGGCACAGCTTGCGGAGGTGGATCGCGCCGGTGTGCTGCAGATTAGTCCCGGATACGCGGACAGCACGCACAGGGTTTATTACCTCACGAAGGACATCAACGACAGCTTTAACGAACATCACCTCGATCGCCTCGAGCGAAATATCTATCGCTTCTCCAAAACGCCAAATCTGAATGACGAGACCTTCAATGCTGCAAGCGGCATCAGCCTTAAATTTAAGCTCACGGCCTTTGAGGCAAAGTGCGGCGCTTTTGAGGCGAAAATGAACAGCGCGGACGTTTATATGTTCCGGCTGCTCGGCTCGGCCTTTATGAAAAAGAGCGTTCCGTTCGACTACCTGCAGGCGTATGTCGAATACAAGCGGAATTTCCCGGTCGATGTGCTCTCGGAGGCGCAGGCCGTGCAGGCGCTCATCAATGCGGGCGTGCCGGATGAGATTGCCTACAATCAGCTCTCCGCGGTCGACGATATCGACTACTTGCTTGCGCTGAAAGAGGAGCGGCAGCAGGACGCGCTGAACCTTTTCGGGAAAGCCCCTGAGAGCGACGAGACGGCCAAGGAAGGAGCGGTAGGCAAAAAGGGCGTGAATGTACCACCCGAGGGCGGTGAAGCTGAATGAGCGGCATAGGCGACGCGCTGAACCGGTATTTAAGCACCGTCCGGAGAATCGAAGAGCACAGAGAGCAGAGCGCCGTGAAGGATCTCAAAAAGCTTTATCGGCAGCTCATGAAGGAAATCGGCGAGCGTGTCGCTGAATCGTACGCGAGGTACGCGGATCCGGAAACGGGGGCGATTGACTATGCTGTGCTGCATCGTGACGGCATGGACGCAAGGCTCTTGGAAGAGATCATGCGGAGCACCGGCATCGCGTCCCTCGAGGAGAGCCGTATCATAGAGCAGCTCGCCAAAGGGAGCTACGCAAAATGCTATGACGGCATGGTGTCAGCGGTGCAGCGCGCTGCGACCGATGATGCTTTGCAGGAGAGCCTCCAGACAATCCGCGCGGTCGCGCCGGAGGTAATCGCGGAAGCGGTGCACAACCCCGTGAATGGCCTCACGCTTGCCGACCGGTTGGAGAAAAAGCGCGGAGAAATCATCTACGGCATAAAGCAGTCAGTCGGCGTGGGGTTAAGCCAGGGCGACCGCTACGACACGATGACACGGCGCATAGCAGAGACCCTTGCGGGCGCAGACGGCGCAGGCGGGTATTACGGCAAAGCGGTCCGCATCGCGAGGACTGAGGCGCACAGAGTCAGAGAGGCTGGAAACAATGACGCAGCGGTAATGATACAGGAGAAAGCCGCTCCTGCGGGCTATCAGATGCTGAAACGCTGGAATACCATGAAAGATGAGCGCGTCCGGCCAAACCGCAGATATAAGACAAAGCACGGGTGGAAGAGCGGCAAGCCCGGCTTTTACAATCACGCTGCCATGGACGGCGTAGAGATCCCGCTCGATGAGGATTTCAAGCTTCCCTCCGGTGCAAGCGGCCCCGCGCCCGGCAAAATGGGAGTCGCGGGAGAAGACATCAACTGCCGCTGCTTTTTGACCTACCGGATGGAGAAGACGACGCGTGAGTCTTGGCAGGAAAGCTTTGAGGCTGGGGCACAGAAATACAGGAGGCTGGATC